ATTTCTACTGGTGTACCAGAAATTGATATTGTTGTGTATGATTCTGCTTACACATTGCATTTGAATACTGGCACTGGTTCAGGTACATACAAGTTACAAGAGTTGGTGTTTCAATCTCCTGATAACACATACGCCAATGCAACTGCAATTGCCACAATTCAATCGTGGGTTCCATCTGCATCACAAATGGCTGTCACAAACATTTCAGGTGTATTTGCAGACGGAGAAGTAGTTATTGGTAATACAAGTGGCGCAAGTTATGTTGTTACAACATATGATCCTCTAGAAGTGCCAGCAGTAAAAGAATCTTACGACAACAGTTTAATTAGTAGTTCGGCTTCTGCTATATTGAATACATCCGAAACTAATCCGATAGGTGGTTTATAATGTCTAATACCACTTACAATAGAATGATTCGTAAGATGACAGTTGCCTTTGGCAATCTGTTTGATAACATTACACTGGTTCGTTACAATCCAGATGAAACTGAACAAGAAAGATTCATTGTTCCATTGGATTACGCAACTAAAGAATTGTATGTTGTTCGTTTACAACAAGATCCAAATCTAGACAAAAAGATACAAATGGCTTTGCCACGTATGTCCTATGAGATGAACGGCATTTCATATGATGCAACACGTAAGCAAATGACAAACATGCAGAACTTTGCATATACAGGTTCTCAATACGTTTCTCAATATACACCAGTACCATACAACTTTGATTTTAGCCTTTATCTTTATGTTCGTAACATTGAAGATGGTAATCAAATCATAGAACACATATTGCCATACTTTGCACCAGATTATACAATCAAAGTCAATATGATTCCAGAAATGGGTATCATTAAAGAAGTTCCTATTGTTCTAAATAGTACATCGTATGATGTGACATATGAAGGTGATAGAGATTCAGATACTAGAATGGTCATTTGGACCCTTAACTTCACAGTCAAAGGATTCATATTTGGTGCTATCAATGATAATGTTGGATTGATTCAAACATCAATTACAAATATATACAATGATATAACACAGGCAAATAATGTTCTGTTTGAAATGGCATCTACAGGATTAGGTCAATATCAGATTGGTGAAGTTGTATATCAAGGTCATTCGCCTGCACTATCAACAGCTTCTGGTCGAGTAGTTTCTTGGGTAAACAAGAATTTAACTCTTGGTAATTTGTTAGGCAACTTTGTTTCAAATCAAAACATCATTGGTCAAACATCAAATGCAAGTTGGAAGTTTTTGAATTATCAGGTTGTTCCAGAACAACTTGCACAAGTCGTTGTTACTCCATTATTTGGAGATGCATCAGAAGATTTATCTATTGAAACAGGATCTGATGATTTGAGAACTGATGTTGGTGTGGAAGATTTGTCAACAGAAGAAGCAAACTCTGGACCATTCATATTCAATACTGTTATAACGGAATATCCAAACAATTAAAGGTTAAAAAATGTCAAAGACGCTACAATTTAGAAGATATACAACAAGCAACCTTGCTAGTATTACTGGCGCAAGTGGTGAGTTAATTGTTGATACCACATTAAATCAAATAACAGTACATGACGGAAACAAAGCAGGTGGTTGGTATGCAGCTAACGCAATCACTTTACAAACAGTCTGGAATACTGCTAATGCGGCAGCTAATTCAGCTAATTCCGATTTAGCAAATACAGGCGGTACAATTACTGGTAATTTGCTGATTACTGGTACTGCAAACGTTAGAGGCAATCTTTACTCTACTACAATTACAACAGCAACAGGTTCTGGTGGAAATCTAACTATTGATCCAGATGGTTATGGTGATGTTATATTTACCCCTTACACAGAGGTTTTTATTCAAAGCTCTAACACTTCCGTTAATACAACAACAGGTGCATTGATTGTTTCTGGTGGCCTTGGTGTTGCAGGTAATGTATTCACTGGTGGTTTGATAGAAACATCAGGTAACGGTATTGGTTATTCAACAGGTGCTGGCGGTACTGTAACACAAGGAACAAGTAGAACTACTGGCGTCACATTGAATAAACCATCAGGCCAAATTACATTGTTCTCACAAGCATTGGCTGCAGGGGCTGCAAATACTTTTGTATTGACAAATTCTACAATTGCTGCAAATGATTTTATATTGTTGAATCACTTTAGTGGCGGTACATTAGGTAATTATGTTTTTGCTGCAAACACAAGTGCAGGTCAAGCAAACGTTACTGTTCGTAGTATTACAACAGTTACTGCTGAAGCACCAGTGGTTCAATATGTAATCATCAAAGGCGCAACAAGTTAATTAAACTGTGTTAAACTATGAATACATTTGATAAAAATATGGAACAAATCTTCGATGTAGCCACAAAAGTGGAAACCCCACCTGTGGCCAAAAAAGAAACTTTACCTGTTAAAGTTGGTGAACAACAACTTGAAGAAGATTTGGTTGATGCATATGAGCAAACAAAAACCAATCTTCAAGACTTGATAGACCAAGGCAAAAATGCAATGGATGAAATATTGGAGATTGCAAAAGCAGGCCAACATCCACGTGCATTTGAGGTGTATGGTACTCTATTGAAGAATGTGGTAGATGCCAACAAAGAACTTCTTGCAGTACAAAAACAAATGCGTGACATGGATAAGAAAACTGCACCATCAGGTTCTACAACTATTGATAAAGCTATTTTTGTTGGATCAACTTCAGAATTAAGTAAGTTCATCAAAAGTAACAAAGAATGATAGACAACAAAGACAGTTACCGTGACAACCCACTGCTTAAAAAAGCAGGCGTACAAATCAAATACTCACAAGAACAAGTTGAGGAGTTTTTGAAATGTGCAAAAGATCCGGTTTACTTTGCACAAAACTACATCAAAATCGTTAACGTTGACCGTGGTTTGATGTCATTTGAGATGTGGGGTTTTCAAAAAGAAATGATTAAGTTATTCCATGATAATCGTTTCGTCATCACCAAATGTCCACGTCAGGTTGGTAAAACTACCACTTCTGTAGCCTATTTACTCTGGTTAACCTTATTCTCAGACTCACAGAACATTGCCGTATTGGCCAACAAAGGTTCTCTTGCTCGTGACATTTTGGCCAAATACCAATTGGCATATGAGAATCTTCCAATGTGGTTACAACAAGGAATCATTACCTGGAACAAAGGTAATGTGGAACTAGAGAATGGTTCTAAGATTATGGCCGCATCAACCTCATCATCCGCAGTTCGTGGAGGATCATTTAACTGTGTATTCTTAGATGAGTTTGCTTTCGTACCTGCAAACATTGCCGAGGAGTTCTTTAACTCTGTTTATCCTGTTATTTCTTCTGGTAAATCCACAAAGATTATTATCGTTTCTACTCCCAATGGCATGAATATGTTTTACAAATTGTGGATGGACGCTATTGGCAACAAAAACGGATACAAACCATTTGAAATTCACTGGTCTATGGTGCCAGGCCGTGATGAGGCATGGAAAGAAGAAACTATTCGTAATACATCCGAAGAACAATTTAGACAAGAGTTTGAATGTGAATTCTTAGGTTCTACAAATACGTTGATTTCTGGTCAAAAATTACAACAAATGGTTTACAATGACCCCGTTTATGAACACGATAAGGTCAAAATCTACCAACAACCAATCAAAGAAACTGATGGTGAAAACTTGGCAGACCACCTATATGCTATCACCGTTGACGTTTCAGAAGGTAAAAACCTAGACTGTTCTGCCTTTTCTGTATTTGACATATCGCAAATGCCATATAAACAAGTGGCCACATACCATAGTTCGTCAATTAGTCCCGTATTGTTTCCAACTGTAATCTACAATGCAGCTAGAATGTATAACAATGCATATGTTTTAGTAGAAATTAACAATACTCCGCAAGTGGCCGACACACTACACTATGAATTGGAGTATGAAAATTTATGGAAAGTGTTTACAGGTAACAAACAACCGCAACAATTGTCTGCTGGTTTTGCTCGTGGTGTACAGATGGGTTTAAAAATGTCACCACAAGTTAAACGAATTGGATGTTCCAATCTTAAAACATTGATTGAAGGTGACAAGTTAATCGTCAATGACTTTGATACCATTTCTGAATTAACAACTTTTGTCTCTAAAAAGAACAGTTTTATGGCAGAAGAAGGTTCAAATGACGATATGGTGATGACTTTGGTTATATTTTCGTGGGTAACTACACAGAAATATTTTAAAGAAATTGTCAATCACGACATCCGCAAACAATTGCAATTAGAAGAAATGAATCAGATAGATGAAGAATCTTTACCTGCACCAATAATTGAGAATGGAATGACAACAAATCTTGAATTGATTGACGGTGATTTGTGGGATGCAACACCAGGCGGAGATACATATGGTTCCTTTATGCAGGACATGCTGAGGAACTTGTAAAAGTCATAGTTCATAAATAATCTTTATGGTATTAAACTGCCAAGAAAAACATAATAATTTAAGGAGAAAATAATGGCAATACAACTATCTCCAGGCGTAGCGGTATCGGAAGTAGACTTAACAACAGTCGTACCTTCCGTTCTAACTACCGCCGGTGCAATTGCTGGACCATTCCCATGGGGTCCAGTTAATAAGATTATCACGATTACCACAGAAACAGATTTAGTAAATAGATTTGGTCAACCAAACAATGACGCAAATTCATATCAGACATTTTTTACTGCAGCTTCTTTCTTGGCATATGGTAATAACTTACAAGTAGTTCGTGCAGCTAATAGCTTCACATACAATGCAACAGCAAATAGCAATGCAACTATTCAAATTCAAAATAAAGATGTATTCCAAGCAACATATTTGAACCAAAACAACGCAAACGTTGCTGGTCCATTTGTTGCTCGTTATCCAGGAACTTTAGGAAATTCTCTTTCCGTTTCTGTTTGCGCTAATACATCACTATTCTCTACATGGGCATATAAGAGTTATTTCTCAGCAGCACCAGGAACATCTGCATATGCAGCTTCTGTTAATGGCGCAAATGATGAATTGCACATTGTAGTTATTGATACTAAAGGTTTGTTTACTGGTACTGCAAACACAGTATTGGAAACATATTCATTTGTATCTAAAGCATTTGATGCAATGGATCCATTGGGTAATTCTAACTATTACAAAAATCAGATTTTTAATAACTCTGCATATGTTTATGCTATTGATCCTGTTGAATATGGTGCAACTGCCGCAACATGGGGTTCTTTTGCAGCTAATACAACATTTGCAAATCCAATAAACAATGACACAGTTCAATTGGTTGGTGGTACATATCAAACAACTATTGATGCCGATATGCAAACTGCATATCAGTTGTTTACTAACAAATTAACATCACAAATTTCTTTAGTGATGGCTGGTTCCGCTAGCACAACAATTCAACAATACATCATTGATAACATTGCAACTGCTCGTGCTGATTGTGTGGCATTTGTTTCTCCACCAAGTTCTGCTGTTGTTAACCAAGCTGGTTCAGAAGCTACAAATATTACAACATGGAATACTTCATTAGCACGTAGCACATCATATGCTTTTGCTGATTCTGGTTGGAAATACTTGTATGACAAGTACAATAACGCATATCGTTGGGTTCCATTGAACGGCGATATGGCTGGTTTGTGTGTTTATACTGATGATGTTCGTGATCCATGGTGGTCTCCTGCTGGTTTCAATCGTGGTCAAATTAAAAACTCAATTAAATTGGCATGGAATCCTTCACAAACATATAGAGACCAATTGTATGCACTTGGTATTAATCCTGTTGTTTCATTCCCAGGCCAAGGAACATTGTTGTACGGTGACAAGACATTGCAATCTAAACCATCTGCATTTGACAGAATCAATGTCCGTAGATTGTTCATTGTTTTGGAAACAGCAATTGCTAAAGCTGCACAATACTCATTGTTTGAATTCAATGACTCGTTCACACAAGCACAATTTGTTGCATTAGTAACTCCATTCTTGCGTCAAGTTCAAGGACGCCGTGGTATTACAGCATTCCAAGTTGTCTGTGATTCAACAAACAATACTCCTGCTGTGATTAATGCTAATCAATTTGTTGGTTCTATCTTTATTCAACCTGCTCGTTCAATTAATTATATTCAATTGAACTTTGTTGCTGTTGGTACAGGTGTCAGCTTCTCAACAGTTGTTGGTAGCGTGTAATAAATAAAACAAAGACATAGGAGAACAAAATGGCATTTAATGTAACAGAATTTATTGGTAACCTAACAGGTGACGGCGCCCGCCCAAATCTGTTTTCAGTTACCTTGATTTTTCCACAGTTACCTGGAATCACTGATTCCAGTGCCGCAAGCCAAAAATTAACATTTATGGCTAAAGCAACACAACTGCCAGGTTCAACAATTGGTACTGTAACACAGAATTACTTTGGTCGTCAACTAAAGTTTGCTGGTAACAGAACATTTGCTGACTGGTCAATCACAGTTATTAACGATGAAGACTTCTTTGTTCGTGCTGCATTAGAAGAATGGATGAATGCCATTAATTCTCATGTAGGTAACATAAGAACACCTGGTGCTGTTTCTGCAACTCAATATCAAGTGGATGCAACAGTTAATCAGTATAGCAAAGATGGTCAATCAATCCTTAAATCTTACAGTGTAATCGGTATGTTCCCAGTTGATTTGGCACCAATTGATTTAGATTGGGGCAACAATGATACTATTGAAGAATTTGGCGCAACATTTGCTTACCAATTCTGGGAATCAGACACTACGGATTCTGTGGCAACAGCCTTCTTATCTCAGTAAGGTTTATTTTAGTAAAGGGGCTTTGGCCCCTTTTTATGTGTTTTTGATTTGACAACTGGAAAAATATGGCAAATAAATTCTCTTTATTTGGCTTTACCATCTCTCGTGGTGAAGACCAACAAGAAACACAACAATCATTTAGCCCACCAGCAAATGATGATGGTGCGTTAACGATTACTTCTGCCGCTTATTATGGTACATACGTAGACTTAGACGGAACTGCAAAAAATGAGGTAGAACTAATATCTCGTTATCGTGAAATGGCGATGCAACCAGAAATTGAATCTGCCATTGACGATATTGTAAACGAAGCAATCTGTCAAGATGATGACGG